TGCTGCTGCTTCACTAGCTGCTGCTGCTTCACTAGCTGCTGCTGCTTCACTAGCTTCTCCTTCTGATAAATCAGGATCTGATTCTGTCGCTAAAATTTCACGTTCTCTAGTTCTCATTATTATTAATAATCGTATCCATTTTTTTAGGTTATGATAGCGATTCTAAATTTATTTAGCTCATTTAAAGCTCTTTTAAAGCTCTTTTAAAGCTCATTTAAAGCCTAATTATCTTTTTTAAGTTTTTTTTCCTATTTTTAACTAGATAATAGAAACAAAATGAAATTAATAAAATTAAAATAGTTATTTGTAATCCTTTTATTACTTTATTGTTATTTTCAGTAATATTAGTTGAAAATTCTATGCTTCTTAATTCATTTGATTCATCTAAATTTTTGTAATATCTTCTATAAAGATTAATTGCTTCTTCATAACTCCATTTTCTTTTACCCAATGTTTCATTAACCTGATTATGTAGGTCAATAGTCCATTTAATTAAAGAATCGCGCGTTTCTAACCTTGGCGGATTCTGTTGAAGATGACCCGAATAATGATTTTTACATTTTTCACATGGTAATGTAGTTTTCAAAGAATTGTAAAAATTTAAATAATTTGTTTTATCATTAAAATTTGGATTTTCTGGATAATTGAATGATAATGTATGCATATAAAACCATAGATGTGGTCCCCATTTTGTCGAATCCATTCCTAATACTTAATATATAGCGACAAAAAAAATAATAGTTATTACTTAAAAGAACACTTATAAAAAATATTAGAAGTTTTCAAAATGATGAAAAAAAATAATCAATTATTTTGTGGTAATTGTGGAAAACCTGGCCACGTATATAAAAAATGCTTAGAACCTATTACAAGCATGGGTATTATTCTTTTTAAAAAAATAGAAAATAATGACTTTAAGTTTCTAATGATAAGAAGAAGAAATACAATTGGATTTGTTGAATTTTTAAGAGGAAAATACACACTCGATAACTATAAATACATACTTAGTATTTTCTCAATTATGACCATTGATGAAAGAGAACAGATTCTAACTAGCACTTTTAATGAATTGTGGGATTCTCTTTGGATGAATAAAAATATTAAACAGTATCATAATGAGTATTCACATAGTAAGAAAAAATTTGATATTCTTACTAATGGATTAATAGTGACCAGTTTAAATCAAAAATTAACTCTTAAGGACTTTCATAGACTTGCTGCTAAGGAATATTCCGAACAAGAATGGGGATTTCCTAAAGGTCGCAGAAACTTGAAAGAAAATGATTTAGAGGCTGCAATGAGAGAATGTAATGAAGAAACTGGGTTATCTAATTTTGATTACAATGTTAGAATGGACATGCCTAAATTTGAAGAAGTCTTTAATGGCACTAATAATATAAGATATAAGCATATTTACTTTCTAGCTGAATATACTTCGGAAAAAGAATTAGAGGTAGATTTAAACAATTCTACACAATTGATGGAGATAAGTGAGGTAGCTTGGTTTTCTTTGGACCAATGCATAAAAAAAATTAGAGATTATAACCAAGAAAAGAAAGATTTAATCACACGAGTCCGTGAATATTTATCTAATTCTATTATAAATATAAATAATGAGTGAAAAAAGAAGTAAGAAATTATATACTTCAATACGAAGAGTTCATGGGTTCCCTGATTATAAAGATACACTTGAATTTAATAGTAAAATTTTAAAAAAAAAAGAGTTTTACATTCATAAATCTAAGAAAATAGGTAGAGATGCTAATTTAGACGAAGAATCTAGGGCAAGATGCTCTGGATTTAAGTTGAGTGATAATCAAAAATTTTTAAAGTCTTTTATGAATAGTGATACACCATATAATAGTCTTTTGCTTTTTCATGGAACTGGTACTGGTAAAACTTGTAGCAGTATTTCTATTGCCGAACAATACGCCAAAGAATTAATGCGACAAAATAAAAAGATAATAGTTGTTTTAAATCCTAGTATTCAGGATAACTTTAAAAAGAATATTTTTAATAAGCAATTAGTAAATATAGAAAATCCAGGAAATGGTAAAGAAACAAGTCAATGTCTTCGTGATAAATACTTGAAAATGATAAAAACTAAGAAATTCCGTGATTATAATGATATGTCAAATAAAATAGATAGAAGAATTAAAAGTGCATACACATTTTATGGTTATCAAACACTGGCAAATAAATTAAAGAAATGGACACCAGCACAAATTAAGGCATATTTCTCTAATACTGTTTTAATAATCGATGAGGTTCATAATATTAAGGAAAATAGTGAAGATACTGATAAATTAGCCAAATTATTAAAAGATAAGTTAGTTAGCAAAGTTTCTAATATGAAATTATTGCTTCTTTCTGCTACTCCTATGTTTAATGAACCTACTGAAATAGTATATTTGCTCAATCTTTTACTCTATAATAGTGGTCAAATTAAATCTATAGACGAGGAAATTAAAGAATCAGATTTAGAATTTACTGAAGATGGCGAATTAACTCCTGAATGCTCACGATTTTTAAGTGAAAAATCAACAGGATTGGTATCATTTCTCAGATCAGAAAATCCACTTACATTTCCAACTAGGATTTATCCCCATCCAGATGAACTTATTACAAATTTTCCAACAAAACTATATGACAATGAAACACCTGTAGAACCAATTAAAGATTTAAAAATTGTTCCTTGTGTTATGCAGGGAAAACAAAAAGAAATATATGAAATAATGAAAGAAAAATCAGATTATGGTTCTATTGATATTAATGGTATTATGGCATCCGATATTGTTTTTCCTCATCCTAATCCTGAAAAAGAAGAAGAAGTTCCACTTGAGAGAAGAAGAGTTGTAGATTACATATCAGGTGACCATTTTTGGAGTCATTTTACTCCCGATACTACAAATCCTAAAAAGTTATATAAATATAGAACTGACCCCGTTTCATCTACAGCAAAAGAAATATACTCATATCCAAATATTAAAAACTATTCTTCTAAAATAGCAAAAATTGTAGAAGGCATTAAAAACTGCAAAGAAGGTATTATTTTTATCTATAGTAGATTTGTATGGGTAGGCGCAGTTAGTATAGCATTTGCTTTAGAACATGCTGGAGCTAAAAGATGGAAAAAAAATGGTAAAACAGAACAATTAATTATCGATAATACTGGAAAAAGTGGTGAAACATTTCCTATGAAAGATGTTAATTACCTTTTAATAACTGGTAATCAAAAATTATCTGCCGATTCCTATAAAGATTATTTAACAATTCAAGACCAAAATAAAGATGGAAGTAAAGTAAAAGTAATAATTGGTAGTGAGAGTGCCAAAGAAGGTTTAGATTTCAAATATATTCGTGAAGTGCATATATTAGACCCATGGTTTCATTTAAATAAATTGGAACAGGTAATAGGTCGTGGAATTCGTAATTGTTCTCATATAGACCTTCCACTTGAAATGAGAAATGTATTAGTTTATCATTATGCTGCTGTATTAGACAAAGACCCTAGTAAAGAACCTGAAACAGTAGATTTAAAAATTTATAGAGAGGCTGAAAAAAAAGATAGGAGCATAGGAAAAGTTGAAAGACTCCTAAGAGAAAATGCTATAGATTGTGAAAATAATAAGAATGTAAATGAATTCAATGGAGCACCATTTGATAAACCCATTAAAATGAAAACTTCTCGAGGAAACGAAATTGAAGTAAGATTTGAAGACCTAGAAGGAAGTAAAAAATGTAATTACGGAAGTTGCAAATATACTTGTAAAGGAATTCCCTTGGACACAGATAAAACAAAATTTGGAAGTGATACTAAAACATTCAGTTATAGAAGTAAGACAGATGATATAGAAGAAGTATTAGACAAATTAAAACTTATATTCTCTAGAAATTCGTATATTAAATTAAGAGAAATTACAAGATTGGATATTTTTAATGGTGTAGAAAATCAATTTATTTATTTAGCACTCGATAAATTGCTTCGTGAAGATATACCGATTTTTAACAAATACAAAAAAGAATGTAGGTTAGTTTATAGTGAAGGATTTTACTTTCCATTAGACTCTATTTATTATAATACCGATAGTAGTGGAACGCGTATTTTATTGAACCAAATTGAGGGACCATTATTGAGTCGTATTAAGAAATTAGATCTGTCTAAAGCAATAGATAAATTAGGTCCAAAAGCTCCTAAATTAAAAGATACAAGTGAAGAGATGACTGTAAATAATCTTTTAATAAACGTCATGAATGGAAATAAATTAGTTTATAGTATAAATAATGGCGAAAAGGAGTTAATTATGGATACTATTTTAAGACAATTAGCATCGGCGCCTGAAAATGTAACATTAAATGACCTTTTATTAAACTTCAGGACACAAAATATTACAAATTTTCCTACTGAAGTCATAGAAGATGTTATGGATAGTGAAAATCCTGATAAGGATAAAATACGTAGAATATTAGGATATGAATTTACTCTCAATTATTTAAATAAATTGAATCTAGTTGATAGAAAGACCAATAATTATGACTATTATTATTTTAATACTGAAAGAAATGATTTCGTATTTAGAAGATTAAATTTAGAAACTGGAGAAATTTTAGAATTTAATAAGGAGGCAGATACTACTGAATCTAAAAGAGTAAATAGAATATTTAAATTTAAAAAGGGAAAAATTTCAAAAACTGAAAATGGTAATTTAGTAGGTTTTATTGATAGAGACAATGAATTTAAAATAAGGGATTCTCTAAAGAAAAGTAAGACAAAAATAACAGGTAGGGTTTGTGGAACATATCCAATGAATGATATAAAAGAATATATAGGGTCAAAATTATTAACAAAGAATTTCACGATGTCTAATCTAAAACGCGTTAAAAAGGAGGTTTTATGTCAATTACTGATTAAGATATTTATGGATTCAAATACTAAAGAATTAAATACATTCTTAACTGTTGAGGAATCCAGTTGGAAAAAAATGCATAAAAAATAATTTTTTTTTATATTAAAAATGATATTAAAATTGATATTAAAAGAAAAAATATAAGTATATTACAAATAAAAAGATGACAACTGGTGTAGAAACTACTCAAATTCTCAATGTTAGTCTTGGAATAAGTGCTGATGAAGTTAATAATAATATTGAAAATACACTACTCTTTAAATTAAAGCGACAATTAGAAGGGAAATGTATAAAAGAAGGATTAGTCTTGCCTGGAAGTGTAGAAATAATTAGTAGAAGTGCTGGTATAGCTCAATTGAGTCATTTTAATGCTAATTTTATATATCATATCAAATATTCAGCTAAAATATGTAATCCATTGGAAGGAGATATTATTGAGGCAGAAATTACTAATATTAATAAAATGGGAGTCTTGGCTAAAGCAGGAGAAAGCGATCCCGCACCAATTAGTGTCCTTCTAGCAAAACAGCATCATATGAACAATGACCAGTTTGAAAAATTGCGTGAAGGGTACAATATTAAAGTTAAAATTCTAGGCAAGAGATTTGACAGTGGTGAAAGTCATATTTCAATTATTGGTTTGCTAGAAAAATAATGTGATATTATATTATTATATTAACTATAATGGTACTTGAAAAATTTTCCAAAAAAAATATTATTTCTTTATTTGGTGGTGGTAAAAGAAAGAAAAGCAAAAGGAGTTCTT